TCTTTCTTAATAGACATGTTTGGATCACCAAAATTGACTTTCTTTACGTTTCCTGTAGAAGGATCTTTTACGAATACCTTTGACTTCTTTACGTCACCCTTCATTGGCTTATTCAGAGGAACTTCCTTGCCGTGATACTTGGCTTCCTCTAGTGCCTCTCTTACCGTCTTTTTAACAGTATTTGCTAGTCTAGATAGTCTTAAATCTTTGTTAGAAGGAGCTTTCTCACCAATAGTGTTTTTATTGTATTCAGGTTCTCCTGGAGTCGATCCTGCATAGACTTTTCTCATAGAGTCCGTACCGTCAAATCTTGAATGCGGACTAGTTGAATCTGTGTTCTGGTGCTCTGCGGTCTCGCCGGTTCTAAACTTAGATTCTTTTACTGTATCTGCATGTTCTTCGTTCTGCGACGCCTTAAAGTCTGCCGCGGTAGGAGCGCCTTTAGATCCTGGCTTGCGCATGTGCTCACCGGAACCGGCTTTAATTCTAGCTCGCTTGGCGTGGATGTTGTCCCATAGCCCGCGCTTCTCGTCTAGTAGATCTTCGTCTAGATCCATAGCAAATCCTCCCGCTATAAATGAGTTTACTCTGTCGAACCCGAACTGTTCTGCTGAACCGCCAAACGACTCGTCCCATATTGAGTACCCACGACGATACACTTCTTCCAACACGCTAGTTGGAATACCTGAATTCTGTGATTTTTTATATAAGGAGAGTTTAGCCTTGTCAGTGAGGTTGACAGACTCGCCAAGTCGCACTTCGACTTCTGGCTGAGGTTCAAAAGTTTTAAATCTATCTAACATTGGAGTTTCCCTTGGGTTTTCCAAAAACTTATGCGAGTCTGCCATGGCCTTATCGCACTGACTGGTTATTTATATATTATAGTTGTTCAAGGAAGTTAAACGTAGCAGCAAGATTAGCAGTAGAACCACCAGATGCTAGCTGTTGAACGGCTAGAGTGAGCGTTGCGGGATTACCACTAATGTCAGAACCAAGATTAAACGTCCCAGGTATGCCGTCGAACGTCTGCTGCGCAGAAGCAGACTGAGTTATTCCTGATAATAACACTAATCCACCAGAAACAGTTGCTGTATTAGTCCATGTCCAATACTGCGAAGATCTACCCGTGTTAGGATTAGCTACAGCGTTGTTGCCGACGTAGGCATAGGTTCCGTTAACGTTAGCGTTGTATATTACATGGTAGAAATAAGTGCCTGGAGTAGAGTTCTTTCCTTGGTTGTTAAGATCGACTAGAGTAATCTCTCCTGGAGTAATATCAGATCTAGTATAAGGAGATCCTTCTCTTAGACCTATAGACAGTATAGGAGTCATAGAGCTGCCTGGAATAAATCCATTTATATTATAAGCGCTGGAAGGAGATGGATTGAACAGCTCCGGAGCTTCTGATTGAAAAGATATCGCAGACATATTAAACGTAGGTGAAGTAGTCTGGGATGTAGAGTTAAATATTTCTGTTCTTAGCGGCAGAGAAGCGTTACTTATAAAATTAGTATTAACGACACCAGCATAACTCTGAGTATGTACTATCTGAGGTCCAATAGGAGTGCCGAGGCCGAAACGAACACGACCTGTTCTACCGCCAATAAGATCAAACCAGAAAGTATAATACTTGTTCAGTCCAGCGGAGAATATATTAAACCCTGAAGGACCAGTTCCGTCTAGATGATCTGTATTAAAGCTGTTAGCGTAGGTTCTGTCTTCTTGAATATACCCGTTAGCTAGAGTTCTTCTAACAACGACCGCAAGAGTGTTTGCGTTCTGCTCCCAGAATATTCCATCATTAGCGTCGTACAGACCAGTTCTTCTTGTCACACCAGTTTCTGAAGTATTTGCAGTAAAATTAACAGTAGTATAGACTACGTGTGAGGTGCCAGGAATGACTTTGAATCTAGAATACGTCTGTCTAATGGCAGAACCAGAAGCGGTGTTTCCACTAGTCATCTGAATCTCAGAAGTATTTGCTAAAAATACGCTATTAGAATTTGTGCCTGTAAGAGATTGATTCCATCTAAAAGAAGTATCATTATCAACCATTGGAGCAAACCAATCTTGATTCAGCGTCGAAGAGACTCTTAATTTACTAAGAGCGTCAACAGACCAAGTTGGCGCGGCCTGAGTATATACGTAGTTGGTCGTATTAGATAAAACTTGAACGTTCTGTGTCGCAGGAAACGCAACACTCACATTACCAGAAACTACATTTACATTAGTTACTGTAGGAAAGTTATTGACTGATACTACTACGTTTGAAGTAACGCTGGTAACGACGACGTTGCCACCAATTGGTAGATATGGAACGTTTAATATTCCACTAGTTCCAACTTCAGTAAGATGTGTATGTACTGGATTTTCTGGAGTAGAATTAACAGTAATAGTATTAGGAACGTTTACGTTGATAGAACCATTTGCTGTAATATTAATATTAGCTGATCCAAGTGTAACAGGCAGTGGGTTCGTGTTGCTTACGATCATGCCGTTAGGCGTAGCGAGCATCTGCGCTTCAAACAGAGTCTTATTGAACGTCTGGAACGATCCGTTAGCAGAATTAAAAGTAGCCATTATTATACCTTACTAGAACTGACGATGTCTCGCATCATCTCGTCTTTATGCGCAGGAGTCATGTGCGATGACGCTCCGGCATGGAACGTCTTTTTATCTCCAGATCTTGCGGCTGCTCTCATCTTAGTACCGGAGATACCGGTAACACCCTCTGAGTCTGGATCCCTATCACCGGCAGAATGAACGGTTATGGACTTAAAGTTGTAGTGCCCGTGCCGACCTTCTTTACCGTTGTAGTCATTTAATAATTTATTAAATTCTCCAACCCTGTCTTGTCCTGCTACTAGATGAAGATGCTGAATTCCATTTCTAAATAAATTTGACGCGTGGTGAAGTAGCGTAGGTTGCTCCTTTGACGACGTAGAGACGTTAGCGTCTGGAAACGCCCTCTGCGCATGCTTTAGTTTCTGTTCAGGAGTCAATGGATTCTTGTCTCCATCATGACTGTGAGATAGAATAATAGAGTGTGACGCTTTCTTCTTATTAGCTAATGCAGTTACTTTATCAACCACCTTTTGGTGACCGGCAGTAGGAGGATTAGCCCTCATGAAAGTCATTACGTGAGACTTTTCTGTCTCTTCTCTTATTAAGAACTGTAAAAATTTAAGCATCTTGATCCTGCTGTTTTTGAAATTGACCTTTTAGAAAGTTCAATCGATTAAATTCTTGACGGTTATTCATCTTAGAAGCGTTACCATTCTTGTCGACTACAACCGTTCCTTCTGGACCTGTGTGTTGTCCGCCGACACTGTGATAGTACGGACTGTTCTTTGCCATGACATTAACGAGGACGTTCTTAGCAGACTGTAGATGATTATGAAGATCAAGAGCTCTTTTAAAGTGATCTTGATTGTCCATCACGTGTTTAATATTAGCCGCGTGAGCCTGCGCTTTCTTATCTTTCGCTGCCTGCGTCTTAACGCTATCTACGTCTTTCTTATGTTTATTAGTAATGTCTTGCATGTAACCATCAACAGAAGGCTTTCCTTCAGTCCTAATCATATTATTGATATGACTCTCTAACATCTTCTCGTGTCCTTTGAGTGAATCTAGTGCCTCAGGACTCATTGTGGCATAAGACTTTTTAGCCTGATTCATATGCGTTAAAAACTGTTTCTGCTCTTCAGGCGTATAGTTATTAGGATTTACTTCTACCGTTGGATCGATATTGTTGACGTCTGGATGCTCTCTAAATTTAGATCTAACGCTATTATGAAGAGGACCAGCATTCATACTCTCTAGACTCTTGCCGCCAGTATATTGTGTATGAACGACTATACCTAGTTTTTTCTTCATATTTCTACCCTCAACGCTGTCCGCTGGAGCTGAATATGTAATCGTGTTTGGTGTTACGTTGTGCATTCCATTCTTCTTAGTAACATCACCAGTCGTGTGCATTATATCGCCTTGATATACGCCACCATTCTTTGGCATGATTCCTGGAAGATGGTGAAGCGCGTGTTTTAATTTCTCGACTAGTCCTGGGGCATGTCCATGATTCTTTTCGATGTCTTCGTCTGAATAGTTTATTTTTGGATTCTTATTAAATGCAGACTTTGTAGCGACGAAGAAATGTCCAGTTTGAGGATGTTGTCCAAATACGATAGATGGCGCACCGTCAAACTTTACTGAAGCGTGCGAAGAAGTATTCTTACCTAAAAGCATGTTGTGCACGTCGTTAAGATGCTGATCGGCAATAGCGACACCTTCGTTACCATTATGGATAATATGGTCTTCAACATGTGTAAGATGTTTAAGAGCTTTACCTTTTTGCTCTTCTTCTGCTTCAATTAAGAATGTCTTAAAATCTATCATATTATTCTCCGGGACCACGAAACACCAAACCACCATGTGTTCCGTCAGTGTTATTGCGATAATCTTTCTTTCCTGATTCAGCACTTATACTAGTTGCTGTTTTTTTCTTAACTGGCTCTGGTTTTACCGGAACCACCGGTGTAGGCTTTTGTAATTTCTTTGAAAGTGATACTAATTTAAACGCGCCTGCTGTGCCCTTATGGGGTCCGGAACCGGCCTTTACAGTCTGTTGAGCGACCTTTGTTTCTTTACCATTATAATCGCCATATATATCTGATGTAATTCCATTTCCTTTTTTAACTCTAAGGTTTTGAAAATTATCTAAATGCGTATCAGCAATTCTGCTCATATCCCCAACATGAGAAACTGCGCTACCATCATTTTGAACTTGACTGTGTGCAACAATGTGATGTATTTTTGTTGGAGGAGAAACTTGACCTCTAATATAATTTCTTAATTGTTCGTCATTCATATTACCCAAGCCAGCATCTAAATGTCTAGCCATCTTCTTTCTTGCTATTACTGACGCGTTCTCTGCTTCTCTAGCCCTTAGAGCTTCTTTACCCTTTGGTTTAAAGTCTTTATTAGATCCACCTGAAGCTTTCCACGCTTCTCTTTGTGCGCCTTTTAATTTTCTACCAATTTTATATTGAGCATGACGTTCTGCTTTGGTTCCTGTATATCCAAGACGATCAGCCATATCTTGGTCGTGAGCTTTTTGGATATTAGTTAATGTTCCTGGTTTTAAACCACCTTTTTTTTCTAAAGTAGCCAAACCGTCATTTCTATAATTTGGTTGAACTTCTGTTCCATATTTTGCAGAAACACCAACATGTTTTACTGCTCCAGTTTTTGGATGACGTAGAGTAACAATAAGATCTCCATTAGAATTAGGATCTCTTATACCTGTAGTTTTTTCATGATCTCCGGGTTTGTTGACAGTATCTCTGTTAGAAGTCCAATGAATATTGGAAATATCATGCCCCTTAAATTCAGGATGGTTTTCTATATATTTTTTTATTGCTTCTGAAGTCTGTCTAGTGTGATTGTCAATTTCAGTATATGCCGCCGGACTCATTTTATCTTTTAATTTCTTATGAACCTGTTCAGGCGTACCACCATAGTCTTCAGACTCAGATCTATGGTGTTCTGGAAGTCGATTTTCTGGATGTAAATGTTTTCCTAACAATAACTCGTGCAGTTTACCCTTGTCGTCATTAGATTCAGAAGAACTCGCCGCCGCCATTTCAATTAGATATGTACTAAATCCTAACATAATCAATTTTCCTTTAGTGGTTTTGGTTTTATTGAAGTCGTCGTCACTACTACCTCACCGGTTTCAGGATCATGCTTTACATGGTGTGCGTGAAATTCTACTTCTGGATGATGTTTCTTAAGAGCTATAAACTTTTTTAAATTATCTTCAGAATCATCATATAGATGAACTCTACTGTATTTATTCTTCTTTATCTGGTCGTGCATGATAGCGGCTTTAGCATCGGCTGCCTTCATAGGGAGATTGCCGGCTCTTCTAACATGAATCTCACCAATATCTATACCGTACTTCGACATATGATGAGCAAACTTCTTCTGGTCGTCAAGGTCTGATCGAGCGGTCAATATCTCTACGTTCTTGTTGTTCTTATGGATAGCCTTAAGTTTAGCTATCATCTTACGAATTGGTCTAGCATGCTTGCCAAAGGCGTCTGAGCTTCTGAACTCTCTAAAGTCGTAAGAATGATTGTCTGGAAGGGTATGCGTATTAAACTCAGAACTCGTTAGGGTACGTGATCTATTTCCTTGTGGATCTATAACGTGTATTCTCATTCCCTCTGGATCGTGATGGAAGAGGGTATCGTCTATGTCAAAAGCATGAAGAGTATTAGAATCTTCATCTTTTTTTTCACAAATGAAACTTCTGAAATTTATCATATGCTTCCCTGTTTTTATAGATATTTATATAATATCTAAAACAAGGAAAAAGTACATATAAAAAAATAGGGGAGTCATCCCGACTCCCCCGTTCAATTCAGTACGGCTGGCGAAACCACCATCGTAATCCAGCGTTCCTTATCTACTCTTCTGTTCCAGCGCTATAATCGAGCACTTTAACATACTGAATGAATACAAGTTTATTTATACAATAGAATCAACTTTTTGAGTGGTTTTTAAAAAAAAATTTGGTGTGTTACCGTCAAATCCACCGCCATGGTTGAAGTGTTTCATGAATTTTCTAGCGTCGCATAGCTTATCACACTCTACCACAATCTGATTAGTCTTAGTCTCTAGGACATAAAATCTATCGCTATTAACAGGCACGACTTCATAGTTCATTCTTATTCTACCTCTCATGATAAAAAGATCGCCCAAAAATCGTCTGCAAGTCTAGTGTCAGTTACGTATTCATGAGGGATATAGCAATAACCTCTATCTCCCCATCCTTCTCCCCATGAATTGCGGACTATAAAGTGAGTGTCGGTCGAACCTACTAATAGCATACAATGACCACCGATCATTCTTTCAGAAAGATCAGGCATTGGAACTACGCCACTAGCAGCGACTGCATCGCTCTCAAATGACTCATAGAGAGCTATACCAAATACGATGGGAATCTGATGTGTTAATACGTTCTGAATATTTGCTAACTTAACAGGAACTCTAGAATACTGTTTAATTATGCTCTTCTTAGCTTCAGCGTATACTTGATCAGAAGGTCTTTCAGCGAATCTAGAAATATCATACGGCCAAATATCTTCAGAAGGAGATCCTAAAGTAGCAACGACTTTAATACCATCACGCTCTTCTGCGCCAGCATCGATAGAGGTAGTACCCTCTAAAACGCGCTCGTTATAATATATAAACAAGCGAGAAGGGTTATAATCGTGCTTACCTTGTGCTCTTAGACCATATGCTACAGCGGCTGCAATTGCGTTGCCGGTGCAAGAACCAAGCTGACCTTGATCATAAACAGGAGGCAGATGACCTGTCGTTCTTAGGTCAACGTTCTTTGAAACGCCGCGTTTTGCTCTTAAAGTACAAATTTTATCTCTATAGTCCGGTTTATCAGGCCGCCAACCATACTTTCTAGCAGTCATTATTTTCTCCTATTATGTAAATGACTTGTTATTTATTTCAGTCTTTATCTCCTGAATCAATAGAGATAAACATGTGGTACAACCAGATTTCCAACCAATACAACTAAGGGCGTCTTTAATAGATGTATTAGTATGATTGTTGACATAATCTTTTATGTCTTTAGTGGATATAATATTACACGAACATAATATCATGGGTTTCCTAATAACTGCATTGTTATTTTCAACAATACGCTAGAAGTTCCTGCTATGCAAAGAGCCTTTAAAAGTATAACAACTCTAGGATCTAACATTACTCTTTTTCCATAGCTCTCGTCCAGTATCTCTCTAAGATACTTAGTCTATCTTCTCTACTAAAACAGTCTGGTATTGGATATCCCTTACACTTCTGCCAGACTATTTCAGCCATTACTAGATCAAATTCATCATTTGAAGTCGCTAAATTTGTTTCTGTCGAATTTTGGCTTTGGTCTGTTTCTTTCAAAGTCTTCTTCTCCAAATTTAGAATTATCAAATACTGATTTAGTTGAAGGACCGTCTAAAATACCGTCTTGAGCTGATTGATCAACATCGTAAAGTCGCATCTTTGAGCGATCAATACCAATGACGAACCTACGATTGCTCCCTGGATCATTATAGCGATTCTTGAGCTGTTTAACCATGATTTGATTGAGTGACTCCAGCTCTTCTGTTGAGATGAGCGCAAACATAAAATCAGCTGTGGCCGGGAGTCCAAAGGATTCTGATGTATCTTCCAGTCCCACGTCGCTGTTCGAATATCCACTTCTAGTTGTTTGAGTCGCAGAGACGATAGGTACATCGAACTCCACTGCGAGCCCTCGTATTTCTTCTGCAATTGCTTTGATATAGGTATAAGAATTGACGTTGGCTCCATGCTTTATCCTCGACGACATACAGATATTCAAATAGTCAATATAGATAATATCTGGGACAAAATCCTTTTTAATTTTCAATTCATTCAGCAGGTGGCGGAAATTAGCCGAACCAGCACAGGCTGTAGGATATTCCTTTACGATCAGCTTACCCTTGATCTTGCTCTTGATCTTTTGAAACTTCTTATCATAAGAATCTTTAGGAATAAGCTCAAGCTCGTCTAGTGGCGTATCAAGCAGGTTAGCGTCAATGCGTTCCGCAATTCGCTCTTCAGCCATCTCCATAGTTATGTATAATACATTCTGACCCTGAACCATATTTGCCGCTGCACAATGACACATGAATAGTGATTTACCCACACCAGTGCCAGCC